TCAACCGCAGGGGTCTCTACTACCTCACTTGCAACAGTTGGTTCGGTGTTTGTGTTTTCCACAATTTCCTCATTTTCTGTTTTGGTTTCGGTTGGTTCTGCCTCTGCGCTTGACGCAGCGACTGAAGTGACAGCAGCACTTGAAAAAGCCGCAGCCTGTACTAGGCTGACTTCCATGAGTCTTGCTGCACTAACTCTATAAATGCCATTGGTGTTTTTTCCTTTTAATACTTCCACACCAACGCTTAAACCTGATCTTAAATTTTCTGAAGCCTCAATTAGGCTATCTGTTCCCTTGGTTGTATTGCTAACTTTGAACTCTGCATAAATACCTGAGTCATCCTCCTCAACCTTTTTCATGCGACCAATAGGTGACTTAGGGTCATGCTCGAGTAATAACTTTACTTTTGTTGGCTCATCTATTGCTATTGACCCACGCTCAAAAATCACTTTACCAACTGAGGTATTTCCAATTTCATTTTCAAAAGGTACAATTTTTCCAGCAATTATTCTGCGAGACTCTGAAGCCTCTAAATCTGCGCTAAAGTTAATTATTTCCATTTGGGCTTAGTTCTTCCATTTCTCTCGCTTGTTCTACGGTTATTAAGTCAAGCGCCAACATCTTTTCAATTACTGCAAGGCGCTCTAATGGGTTTGCTCTTAAAAATCCTGAGTCCATGTCAAATGCAACAAATTGTGTGTTAGGGGTCAGATCATCCATTGACAATCTACTTTCCACGCAAGAAATGTAAGGTTGCAAGGATAGTGCAACAAATTGACGGCGCTCATCTTGAACATTGGCGTATGTCATGCTGTTGTTCATGTCTGCTGAAATGTAGTAGGCAGGAACATTACACAATCTTGCAATTTGAGTAGCCATGTACTGCAAACTGTCATTGTAGGTCATGTCCTTAGGGCTAAATGCAGTTGGTTGAAATTCTAGTGAACTTGTTAAGTATGCAGTCGCTCTTTCTGATCTACTTCTGCGCCATGCTGCTAATAATCCTGCAACTTCTTTTTCACCAAGGTCAGCACCATTGTTTTTTAAAATACCAGCAGGGGTTGGTGCTGCTGCTGCGTTTGCTGCCGCTTTTTCTAAATCAATGGCTGCTCTCAAAATTCTTGAGCCAGCATGTAAAATTCCATCAATAGGTGACTGGAAGGTAATTAAACTTCCAATACCGTTCATAGGTCTTTCAACGCCATCTACGGTGTAAAAATCTACAAAAGTGTTATTTTTATTTAATTGAACTTGAACTCTAGTGTTATTTACAAAATCAAATCTTGCAGGTCGGTTATCATCTTGATAAACTTCTGTTACCTCTAAATACGCTGTACCGTAAAAAATCAATGCGTCAACTAATGCAGTTATGATAACTGAGTTAGGTGCTGACTTAGATAATTGCTTAATCCAAGGCAAGTTAGGTAATTCTTCGTAAGTTGCCTTTGAAAATGTTTCTAATTCCATAACGCCGATTGTTGTAGCAATTAAATTACGGCAACGCATTACAGCGGGAACGGATATTGCCTCTGCTCTGCTTACAGATTGAAATGGTGTGAACTGAGAATAGTAAGTAAAAGGGTCAACTACTACTGGCGGCGCTAATTCCGCCTTAATGTCAGTTTTTGGTGATAAGCCTACTAAATCACGGAAAAATCCCATTAGAGAATTATATCACCAATTTAAACGAATATCTTAGGTATTGAGATGGGTTTGCTCAACATGTGGACACACATTGCTGTTGAAATGGCAGCGGTAACATCTCCAGCAGATTTACGGCGGATAATTCTCCAACCAGCGTCATTAGTTTTAGCAGCGCAGTTATTCATAGAAGATACCCACTCTGGTTGACCTGAGTGAACTAACCTAAGATTGCTTAGACTGTCTGCAAGTTCCCCGCAAGCCTGATAAAACGCTTGTCCTGAAATATCTATAAGTTTATGACCTGATTGCTCTAATTTTTGGGCAATAGAGGCGGTTGCATACTTATCGTAAGCAATTTGAACTGGTCGGTATTTCATAGCCCAATCATGGATTGAACTAGCCATTTTAACTTCATCTATTGCTACTTCAGAACTGAAGGTCTCCATAACACCTACACCGATTTTGCCATCTATTATCTGAGCAGCCACTAAAGCACCTGATCGCTTGCTTGGGCTTACATCAAATGCCATAACTGTCATTGCGCCTACTGGCAATACCAATTCTGATACTGAGGTTGCCTCAATGCTGCCAAAAGTCCAAGGGCTAACTTGCGAGTCAATCCACATACATAAAGTTTCAGTTAAAGTGGCTTCAATAGAGTTAGTTGCGATTGATTCTTCAATAGCGCTCTCAGTTACGGTATAGCCAAGGGCGGGGTTAGCCATTGCCCAAAATTTACGGTTTCTTATATCTTGCCTTGCAGCCAATGGTGCTGAATACTCCCAAAACCCAAAAGTCTTAGAAGGGTAATCCATGGCTCTTTCTCTTAAATCATTTAATACTGTACTAAAGGCATCTCCAGCATTTGAGGTTAGTAATGTTTGAGAATTAGGTCTTGCTCGAGTAATTGGTACTGCCGCTTTAAAGGCTTCCTCGCTTATTTCGCGTACCTCATCAATATAAAGTAGATCAGCGCTCTTTCCTCGGCTACCGTCTCTAGTCGCTGCAACAATCTCATAGCGAGCGCCGTTAAATAATGTTATTGATTCTTGACCATTAGCGTATCTAATGCTTCTAACCTGCGCTTTTAAAAAATCATTATCCTCAATAGTATTGGCAACTTGCCTAAAGGTATCTAATGCCATGTTTCTAACAGAGGACATTGCAACAATGTTCTTTTCCCCAAAAAGGAAGAGACCAGCCAAGATACGCATACGAGCAAGGTGAGTCTTACCCTGTTGTCTTGCTACGAGCAGTAGGTTTGTCTTGCGTATGAAATTATTGTCATTATTGACTGACAACATATCTGAAAGTACATAATGCTGCCAAGGAAGTAGCGGCATCCCAATTTTCTCTGCTAACTCAGCCACCTCAGCAATTCGTGAGCCAGTTTTGAGCGGCGGTGTAGAAATTCTTGGTTTTATGTTTCCTAATATGGGCTTTTTTGTTAGCCCTCGTTGCGCTGGTTTGCGTTTGGCTTTAATTGGTTTCTCGTTGGCTGTCATGGCTTTTGAAAGGGTGACAAGGGGCGTGTGATCTGCGTCTCAGGGAGAGAAGGTTCTGAAAAGGCAGGGGGGGTGTCCGTCGTGGCTAAAAAAACGCCCTGTGACTTTTTACCCTTGCGTAGATTACAGCGCCTGCAGGCAGGGACTAAATTATCTAAACTCATAGGGTCACCGCCGCTAGCTATAGGGATAACGTGGTCGGCTTGGTTAGCATCACCACCGCAGTAGTAGCACACCCAGCCTGCAGCGTTAAACACTTGTAAGCGCCTGGCTTTGTATCGCCTGCCATCTCTAGGGTCTTTAGCCTTCACTTAGTAATGCCCTACTTTCTTATGATGATCTAAAGCTGCACAAGGATTAACAAATCTTTTAGTAATGTACTTAAGCCCTAAGTCTATCTGCTTATATGGATTGGTCTCTGTCATCTTGAGCAGTTGAGGTATGCCGTATGCGCTGCTCTTAGGATTCTTAGCCTTAGGGTTCCATTAGGCTCACTACGCCACAATATAACTAAACATCTATATTGCTTATCATTTAATAGCTTCATATGTGCATATAATTTATAGCTCTCTACGTTTGGATCGTAAGCCTTTGCTGGCGTAATCCCAATTACACAAAGCACGCCCAAAAGCACCAAACATCGCCTGCGAGCTATCCGCCTCAGCGGCTCGCCAGCGAGTTGTGATGCTAACGTACGTGTCAAGTTACTGGCCAGTTGTGGATAACTTACGCGGGTTTGGCGTGTCGTCCACAGGCTTTTTGCTACCTGTGGATAACTCATAATTGAATCCATTCAAGGCCTTTTAAGTCTAGCTCTGAGTCTTTCCGCAATACCGCAGCGCTCATACCGCGAGTACCTGGGAACAAGTCATCTAACTGATCGCCAGCTTGATAGTTAAGCAAGTCTAAAACCCAATCATTAAAGTAACCTGGTTTAGAACCCCTAAGGCCTTGCTTCATAGCTCTTGGCCCTACGCAACTGTCTTTAACAAAGGGGCGCCTGTCCTTTTCTTTGCGACCCCCATAAAGCAGTACTGGTTCCCAGCTGTAGTTTACTGTTACGTTGTTTCTTATATTAAACATAGTTTTAGTCCAGGCACACACTCTAGTTTCTGCTGGCATTAAAGGCAGGTAAAAGCTTAAAGCAGCTGTATGACAGCTCAAAGCCCAACCGTCTTTATACTCATCCATAAGCATATCTACAAGCTCTACGTGCGTTTGTGGGTCGTCCCATTTAGCTGCTTCTTCGTGTAAATCACCGTAAAAGCTTTTAGCCCAGCCAAGATAAGGCGGGTCTGCATATGCAAACTTCATTTAATTGCACACTCTAATATGAGTTGGCCCATTATTGGGTTTACTGCATTACGCAAGGCTTTGCGTTTGTCGGGTAAGTTGTAATTAGATAAATCGTACCCAAAACGTTCAGCTATGGTTTTAGCTGCACCCACGTTTTTAATGCCGTCAGCCTGAAACTGTATAGATGTCTCTACTGCAAAGTTAGCCCAATACGGATGCCTGCCCAACATAAAACTAGGCTCTATAAGGTAGTCATAATAAGGTTTTACGTTTTCTACTATCCATTTACCTTTGCAATAATGCTTTAAGAATACTATCTCCTCATATAGTTTCATATCGGGGTACAAGGCTTTAGCGCCCATTACGCCATAGCTCATATTTTTACGCATTTGGCTATGACTAGGACAGGGCGGGCTTGACCATATAAAATCAAACTCTGAGTAATGCTCTAAAAGGTATTGGTGTGCATCTCCTACTATTACCGTGTCATTTGGGAACATATGGGCATACACCTGGGCTACCCGATCATCTAGTTCCACAGCTGTTACGTGGTGTTCATCGCCCCATAACTTGCGGTTACCGCCTATGCCTGCATATAGATTAAGTATTCTAAGCATCGGTGTACGTCACTAACAGGCATACACTCATTTTGCTACATACGGTGCATTGTAAAACTTTTACGTTTTCAGGCAGGTTATCTGTAACTATGCGCTCTATCTGAGCTGTGATTTTCTTACAGCTGCGGCACTCAAAGCGTATTGACTCACTCATAGCTGCACCGCCTCAGCGATAGGCAAAAGGGCCACGGTTTTGTCAACCTGGCCCCCGCTGTCAAACTCTGTCTTTGCAGGTAGTTTTTTAACCGTCCACGTAACTTTAGTTTTCTTTAGATTAAACGCATATATGCCCTTAGGTGTGGCATTGACATAAAACGGCGTAAAACCCAGGCGCTCGGCCTCTTGTGTCAGCGCCTCGTACTTATCGCGCTCTAGGATTAGCTCGTCATAATGCGTATGCCTGCACTTTAGCTCTATATGTAGCCTATAGATCGTACTCGTACAGTCGTGGCTGTCGTATTGGTCTTTGCTCTTTTCTAAATCGCTTAGGTACCAACCTTTTATGTAATTAAACAGCTCTTGCTCGTTTTCTATCATCGGCAGCCTTTACAAAACCATATGATATTTTCAAAACTGTTTTTTTGGTAGCCAAACTTATCTAGCTGTGTAATCATCGCGCATTTGTCGCATTGTTCTACTTTATACTCGGCTGCTAATTCACCGTCTATAAAAAGTTTGCCTGTCATAGCCTGCAGGTTAATTAGCTCGTATTGGTCGCTCATATCAACCTACTTTTAATAACTTTAATAGTTGAGCAATCGCCCCAATTATTGTCGCACTCTTTGCAATTTTGCCCCCACGATCCGTCAGGCAAAGTTATCTCCTGTGGCTTATGTAACTCCACTACTGCGCGAGTAGCTTTAATGCAGCCTATAATTGTTTCCGCTTTACCAAAACCATTACTTAGCGCAATATCAAGGTCATCAAACTTTGTTAGTAACTCCTCGTGTGTCATACCTGGGGCGCCCAACCTGTTGAGGTTTGCATATACCAAACTGGCTCACATTGTGCTGCTTTGCTCTTTTCTATGCAGCTGTAATTGCCCCATTTTTTGTTGGTCTTGGCACTTACGCCCTCTCGCCATACACGTGCGCCGTGGATGCACTCAGGTTTACTTTGTAGGTAAACACCGCCTAGCTCATTTTTAACTGCCTCTATGGTTTGTGCTACGGGTGTAGTAGCCCATAGATCATCACTTACTGGCGCTACATCTTTAGCGCTTAACGCCTCTACCTTTTCCATATCCTGTTTAGTGCTACGTGCAATACCGCCAGGAGTGAGCAGGCCTATAACTCTCCCGTAGCAGCTGGTAATCGCGTTTTCTACCCAAAAATGAAGGTTTACACCACGATCTGAACGCATCTCAAAGGCATAATCTACAGCGCTTGGCTTTTCATCCTCGTAGTTTTTGTAAGCTTCACCTTTAACAAGAATATAACCTTTTGTTATATCTATATCTTCAATATATGCCACTAAACGTAGCGTGGGATATTCTGCACGCGCTCTAATAATCCTGGCGTTAACGTCCTCGTATCCTTCAAGAAAATTACTCATTTAGAGGCCTCGTGTTCACGTAGCGCCTTAGCGATATTACGGCCACGTAGGTAACCTTCACCTAAACCTACTTTGTAACCAATTTCGTAAGCTGCGTAAATAAATAAACCAACAAACAAACACAGCATACCTACTACAATTAAATCTAAACTGTTCATCTTTCGCCCTTTGTTAAGGCCGATTAAGCTACTACCTGAGTAGCCCTCTCAGCGTGTGGTTAAAGTATGAACCCACCCACCGACAAAAGGCAATACGACACGCCCCTATTTACTAAGTCTGTCCTCTAAAAGCATCTCGTAAATCTTGTCTACGCGCTGCTCTATACGATCCACGCGCCCCCTTAGATTATGGCCCCCGTTACCGTCAGGCTTTAACTCAGCCAGGTAGTACTTAACAAGGTGCCTAACAAGCCCAGCCATAAAGCCACTTAGCGTTGCTATCCCCAATAACAAAGCTATATTCGACTGGGCCTGATTCATTACTTAGCGCCTAAGCCAAACTGCTTTTCTTTAGGGTCAATGCCTTTAAGAATAGGGGCTATAAGGCTTGCTACAAGGGCATTAGCCAATACTTTAGGGTCAGTAATACCTGACATATAAAGCGCGGCTACGCTTGCTAAAGCTGCACGGCCATAAGAGTACAGGGCAGCTGTTATTGCTTTTTTATTCATTATTGCTCCTTAGTGCCCTTAGTTGATCTGTTTGAGTACGCACACCGTGTTAGTGCCCGATGCTGTAACGCCATAAAGGCCTTCATTATCGCCTACTGGTAATTGCATTTTATCGCCATTATCTAGCTTATAGCCGTTTGTAGTAGAGACGTTGGCAGCTCCGATATAAACCACACCGCCGCCTGAATTATGCAGCCATACGGTTTGATCAAAGCCTGTTGCAGCTACTAATACTGTGGCAGTTGCGCCTACGCTTACCTGTGCGCTAGTTGGCATTTTCTAATCCTAACTTTGTAATTAACGCCCTGACCTTTTCAGGGCTTAGTGCTATCTCAAAGTGCATCTCATCTTTTCTAGCCCAATCCCCGCCCCAGGTTAGGCCATACTTTTTAGCTAGGGCACGGATCATAGGTACCTTAGCCGCCTCAAACGTTCCTACTTTGCCTAAAGGGTGTTTGCTAGCGTTAAGGTCTATAGCTGTACCTGAGCTGTGATTACTCAGCTTGTCAGTTGTACCTCGTACCATACGGAAACAATAGCCCCAATCATCTAAAGCGCCTTGATCAATAGGCTCAATTAGTTTATGAAAATCAGCGGCAAAACCAACAAGCAACGGCGCAACCTTTTCGGCGCAACGTAGCTTGATAGTGCTGCCAGGTACAGTATAAGACTTTATGCCTATCTCAACCTGATCCTTTGAAGCTGGCCAGCCGTTATAGCTTATTAAAGTCATCCTAGTAAGAGGCGTGCCTCATCCTCAGTAATACCTAATTTAGCTAATAAAGCATCACGCTCGGCATCTTTTTTTGTTTGCTCTGCAATTTTGGCTGCATCACGCTCGGCTACTAATTGAGTTTGCTCCCACTCGTAATCTGTCATTTCGCGCTGGATATACTCATCAGTTGTTGAGTTATGCTCTGTGATTATCGGTCTGCTCATTAGTTCACCCCGTAGATTTTGACAGTACCGCCATTAAAGGCACCGCCATAGTTATTAAATCTAATTGAGCTTATAGCAGCTGCGGTACCAAACTGAATAGCACCCGACATATAAGCATAAGTATAGTTGCTTGTATCATTTTGATACGTAAAAGTGACATTGAAAGGGTGCAGGTTTGCCTCAGTATAATTGTAAAACCAACCTGTCCAAGCGTTATTAGCGCTAGTCCTCAAAATTAAATTAGCTGAGGTGCCTTCAATTTGTCCTCCTTGTGTAGCCGTTGTGCGAGCTGTCGCATTATCACCGCCAATAAGAGAGTAATAAGCGCTAGAGGCATTAGAGTTACAATCCACGCGCAAACCACCGTTACCCGTTGCGTTTGTCATACCTTGCACCGTAATAAATAAGTGTTTGTATGTTTGATCAATACTGGATATAACTTGATTTGAGCTATTTAAAGTTGTGGTGCTAAGTAAAGTAAAAGCGCCCCCGCTTGCAGGTGTTGCCCATTTTAATCCTGTTGCTGTTGTTGAGTCAGCCGTAAGTACTGTGTTATTAGCACCAGCTGCTAACCGAGCATATGTACCTGAACCCGTGCCTGGTACTAAATCGCCTTTAGTAGTAATAGTTGTAGCCATATCATTAGTAACTGTGACTGTGCCACTCGTGCCACCGCCGCTTATACCTGTGCCAGCTGTAACGCCTGTGATGTCACCAATAGGTGCAGCTATCCACGCGGCCCCGTCATAATATTCAGTACTGTTTGTATCTTTCAGGTAAGAGTATTGCCCCTCTTGTGGTGAGGTAATAGCTGCGGCGCGGGCTGCAGATGATGCAAACACCAAAACGCCTTGCATTAGGTAGCCGTTGGTGTCAGCTGCCGTAAGTACCTCGCCAGTAGTAAAGGTCTTAAAACCTAATCCAGCTGCCATTTTATTGCTCCTTAATAACTTAATACGCCGCTGTCAAGCAAGCCGTATATCGCTGAGTCTAATATAAAGCCGTCAATAATTGGCTCTAAAGTGGTGAGTGTTGTTTTCCAGCTGTTAGGCGTAATGCTTTGAGCCACGCCAAACACCTGCAAAGTCTTAGTAAGGGTTGAGCCCCCAGGTTGGTTAGTTGTAATAGTTACAGGATCAAAGTAATCAAGGCCTAGCGCTGCAATAATGCCCGCATTGTAATTATCGGTATAAAGGTCTAGCTGAATAGCATCGCATCGTATAGAGGTCTCAGCTCTAGATGCTACGTATGCTTGTGCATAGTCCAGGGCCACGGCATCGGTTTGCATTAGCAGGTTTTGTTGGTTGTAACTATGCACAAAGTACTTATCTATGCTGGCTTGGTTTATGGCTACCTGGGCCGTGCCACCCGTGCGGGTAATGCTGGCTGAGTTATAAACTAGCGTATCGTCAAGGCGCCACACCGCATTAAAGTAACCAATAGCTGAGCCGTTATCGTTGAAAACCACAGGCGTGCGGCCACTACTGCCAGCGGTAACTGCACGATCTTGAAAGACAAACGAGCCAGCGGCATCTACATATAGGGCGCCATATTCGCTAGTCTCTACCGTTTGCATAGCTGCAAGGCTTGTACGGGCTGTGCCTGGGTCAGACGCCATAGTGGTGAGGCCCGCATCCACGTCACGCATCGTTGCTGGCCAGCTAATAGCATCTAACAAAGCGTTAATTCTTGCACCGCTAAGTTGACCCGCTGAGGTGCCTGCTACCGTACTTATCTGTGCATTTTGTGCCAGTCTAAAAGCATCTACAGCTGTAATAGTTGTATAAACCACGTCATTAGCATTTTTAGGTGTAGTAGTTGTATAGCTAGTAATAAAGCCAGCAAAGATAGGGTAAGTAGTTGCCCCGTATGTAGCAGTAATCTGCACTTTACGCATAGGCGTTAATAAGTTGTAATACGGGCTGGCTGGGTTTTGTGGGTTAAAATCACCGTTTTGGTCAACGATACGCATAGTAAGGCTACCTGTTTGGAATTGGTCAGCCTGAGGGTTACGCCCGCGCTTTGTCTCAATACTATCTACTACGTTTGATACGTCCACAATAACGCTAGCTGCATCGGCCAATATATTGGTGCCCAATATGCCGCTATCTAAGATCATAGCCTGAGCAAAGCTAGGCCCAGTACTAAAGTTAATAACCGCGTTAATTACTGGGATGCTCATATCGCCCCAGCGTAACTAAGGTTATTACCAAACCTGTTATTTTCTTGTACGGCAGTTTGTACTACTTCAATAAGGCCGCTGGTCTTATCTATAATTTCAATAGTTACAGCTGTGCCCGCTCCATAGCCTGCGCCGCTATTCATATTAGTGCTATAGCCGCCTAAGTCTCCTAGTTTCTTTTGGAAGGCTACAAGAGATATAAAGTCTTTGTAATTTTGCTCCTCTTGTATTTGAGCCATTACATCGGCTAATACAGCTACAGAATCGGTTACCTCTATAATTGCATCTATAGACTCTTTACCTGTTAACTTTTCAAGCTTTGGCTGATTAGGGAATAGCGGATTGCCGCCACTTGGGGCGCCGCCACTTGGGCCGCTTGGAGTTGTAGCAGTAACTTTGCCATTACCGCCAGCGAGTAAATCCAACATAGATTTAATCTTGGCTAGAGCTATATCTAGGTTTTCTTGATCTATAAGTGATTTAGGTTTTAAGCTGTTTAAGATTGTAGTTATGCTCAACAAGGTAAAATTTTGGCTCTGTAAGGTGCCTAATATCTTTAAGTCCTCATTAAGTTGCTTAGTAGCATCCTCAATACGCTTAACATCTTTTGAGGCTATTGCATCCTCTAGAGCTAAAATATCTTGTTTTACTTTTAAGCGCTGCACGTCATTGGCAATAGCCAAAACCTGTGCCCCAGTTGTGGCTTTACCTAGCGCTTCAGCCTGGCCAATTAGAGCTGCGTTAAGTTGGATTTTCTCCATATCAAAAACATCGGTGCCCTTACCTAAAGCTAATTGAGCTGCAGCCGTTGCCTTATCTAAAGCCGCTTGCTCTTTTTTAGCTTTCAATGTATCCGCTGCACTCTTTGCCTGTGATTTAGCTAAAGCGGCTAATTCTTTATTACGTCTAATAGCGTCATTTTCAGCTTTCTTTTTAGCTGCTAAATCTGACTTTTGCGTATCTTGGCTTAATACACTTAGAGCCATATTGCCCGCACCTGTTGGGCCTACCGTCCTACCGCCCGCCTTGCCACCACTTACGTAGTAACCTGGGCTAAAAGCCTTTTGTGCAGCTGTGCCTGTAAGAGCTGCTACGGCATTACCTACCTGAGTTACAACAGACGCAAAAGCTGAGGCCAGCGTATCTATTTTGCTAATAAGGCCGTCAACGCCATTACTGCCGCTTATTTTGATAATGGCATCTAATAAAGCTGTGCCAATAGTTTCACTAGCATTAGATGTAGCAACACCCAGCCGTGCCATTGATCCCGCATAAGAGTCAAGGGCTACGCCACCTGCGCCAGCAAAGTTTTGGCGTAGTTTTGTTTGTATCTGAGCAAAATCCATAGTTTTTAACTCAGCCTGAGTTAGCCCTAAGTTAAGTTGTTTTAAGCCTTTTGTATTGCCTACGTAAGCCTGGCTTAAAATATCTACGGTACTGGCATAATCCAAACCGCTTCCACTAGAGACGTCAAAAGCCAGTTGCATTAATTCTTGTGTTTTAGTCGCTGAACCCGTTACCTGGGCTAGTTGAGAATAGGCAGGCCTAAGCTGGTCATCCAGCACCGCCGTTTGGGTCTCCATTGATTTAATAAAGCTTTCAGCATCTACTGAGGCATAAGCTAAACCTACGTTTTTAAGGTTTTGAGCTAATATCTTTTGTGCTTTTTGGTCATCGGCTGCAGCTTTCATAGATGCCTTGCCATAAGCCACAAGCGCTTTAGCACCGTATGCAAGGCCAACGGCCCCTGCTAACTTTTTAGCTGAGCCACTTAATTTAGCCAGGGCACTCTGAGCTTGCTTAAATCCTTTAGCATCAAACTCGCTACCAATATGAACATTAACGCCTGATTTTTGTACCATTA